AGGAGAACTCGTATGAGTGAGCAAGAACAAGACTTCAACAGCTTCCAAGAACATTTGGAACGCATCTTTAAAGACCTCGAGGATGGGGTATTTATTACAGCAGATGAGATAGGTGACTTACGCTATGCGTGTGGCTTGCCATCACCAGTACAAAAAAACCCCGTATTACAAGCAGTCTTTGATGATTTTTCAACTATTTTTAGGAGCAAACAATGATTATTTCAGATAACAGTAAAGAATTTAAGATAGCCCCAGCAGGGTTACACATGGCTCGTTTGTACTCGGTCATTGATTTGGGCCACCAAGCTACCGAATGGGCTGGCGAAACCAAAATAATGCATAAAGTTGTATTGACTTGGGAATTGCACGGTGACGATGATGCAGGCTTGCCATTAAAGACAGATGACGGTAAACCTTTGATTGTGTCTAAGCGTTATACAGTTAGTTTGGGCGATCAAGCCCGTTTACGCCAAGACCTAGAAGCATGGTCTAACAAGAAAATGACCGCAGAAGATCGCAAGAACTTTGATTTAAAAGGCTTGTTGGGCAAATTCTGCATGGTCAATATCACCCATTCAGAAGATGGCAAATACGCCAATATCAGCGGTATCAGCCCTGTACCGTCTGCTCTGCGTAATGCCCAGCCTGACGGCATCAATCCACCGTTACATTTTTGGTTAGCTGAATTTGACCAATCTAAATATGATTCTTTGCCAAAGTATTACAAAGAAAAGATTACCGAATCATCGGAATGGCGTGGTCAAAAAGCTAGAGATGCTGAAAAGCCTGTAGTTGATGACAATGCACTTGTTGACGATATTCCATTTTAAGGGGGCAATATGAAAGCATTTCCAAGAAATATAGACAATAAAGGTTATCAAGATGATTATTCAGGCATGGATTTGCGTGATTATTTTGCCGTTAAAGCAATGACAATTGCCATTCGTGTGTATGAAGAACAATGTACGGAAATACCGTATATTGACAATGAAGGCGAACCAATGACTTATGAAGAAGGTTCTATAGGCACATGGTATCCACATACAAAGCAATTTGGAAAAGATTGTTACGCAATAGCCGATGCCATGTTGGAAGCGAGAAAAAATGATAGTTAAAGAAAAGGTAGAGCAAAATGGTCATTGGTATACGAAAGACGGCACTCCAGCCTATACAACCATCGGCAAGACTGGCGAGCGACCAACAACGCTTCGGGATGCACGAAAAGAAGGACTTTTGCCAAGTGTTACGACAATTAACGGACAGCTATCAAAAGCAGGTCTTGATACATGGAAGCAACAACAAGTCCTCTTAGCCGCCTTAACACTACCAAGAGAAACCAACGAACCTGAACAGGAATGGCTAAAGCGTGTAATGCAAGATAGCCGTGCTACTGGCAGGGAAGCGGCAGAGCGTGGTACTGCAATTCATGCCATCATTGAAGGTTACTTTGAGCAGATGTATTTGCCTGAAAAGCCAGCTTATCTTGATGAGATTGACAGGGTGCTCAAGGATGCGTTTGGTGACCAACCTTGGCTTGCAGAGCGTTCTTTTGGGCATCATCTAGGGTATGGTGGCAAATGTGACCTGATGGCTAAACCAGTCAACGGTAAGGGTACAGGCTTCATAGTTGACTTCAAAACAAAAGACACAGACCTTGATAAAGTTGATGTATATTTTGAACATGAAATGCAGTTAGCGGCCTACCGTGAAGGACTATCTTTGCCTTCTGCACGGTGTGCAATCGTATTTGTTAATGGAACGACTAATCAAGTAAAATTGATAGAAATAGAAGAACCCCAGCTTCAAAAGAGTTGGGAGTGCTTCCAGCATTTGTTAAGGGTCTATCAGATCAAAAACAATCTTTAATCCTTCACGGGAACGGGGGAAAGCAAAAATGCTTCACATACAGGATTGTGAGTACCCCAACTTTTTAGGGCGTTAAGCCGCCATAGTAGGATGCAGTAAGTTAGGGTTTTTGCGGCTTTCCACCTAACAGCTAGTAACTGCCAAATACTGCCCTGTTGTTTTTTTACAAAACTAAGGGTAAGTCCCTATAAAAAAGTATTGACAAAGTTAAGATAACTTAATATACTGGTATTACTCCATTGGGGAGTGAGATAGAAAAGGAGAAGTAAATGAACGAAATTAAAACAGGCGGTCAAGTTCTTACATTTGGCAAAGTCAAAGGTCGTTGGAGTTACGATGGCCGCATTTCTTTAGGCGTCTTGTATTTTGAACAAGAATCAGAAGCCAACAAAATTGCCAAACAAGTCGTAAAACAAGATTGCCGTTACAACGGTGGTTGGTTTGACGGAATGCCATGTGGCAGATCAGATGCTTTTGATTATGAAGATAACAATGGCATTAAATGGTACGCAGTAACCTGTTAATTAACCAGCCCCCTACGGGGGGCATACTTTAAGAAAAGTGAGATAGAAAATGGAATCAACAGCACAACGCAACAGCCGTATCGCTAATGAAGATGCTGGAGCACATTCAGCATACGCACACTCTAAAGACTTTTTTAACGGTTTAGCTACTTACAAAATTACAGAAGATAAACCCAATTGGTTTACTGTTTATGTAAATACACCGCATGGTCGCACTACCACTAATGCTAGATCACTTGAAGAAGCAGAAGCCATTGTTGCCGATTGGAAGTCTTCTGAAGTTTTTGCTGGTTATCCAAAACACTTTTTTATCAAGGATTAATATGAAATATTTATTACTTTTAGCCCCCTTAGCCTTAGCCGCTTGTAGTTCTTTTGAACCACCTAATGTCAGCCTAGAAACTGATAAACAGGCTTTTCACATGAGCCGCCAGCAGGTCATACTAGGTATTACAGAGTGTGAAGAAGCTGGTACACGCCCCGTAGTCATTACAGCCAAGCGTAAGATCAACGGCATTATGAGTGATGTACCTGTAGAAGTTACATGCAACCCCCGTTACAAGATTTTTCATTAGGAGAATGACATGAAAGAGTTTATTCAAGGCGGTTTGGTAGCTATTCTGATTTGTGTGATTGTCTTTGGTACTAACTACTTAATGCACGGGTATGTAATATGAAACCAGTAGCGTGGACTGCGTGTTTAGATTGTGGTCAAAGAGTTACAGGGGATTCTATTCACACTTGTTCGCCACAATTAAAGACACTAACAGATGAGGAAATAGTAAGTTGTATTGATGAATCCGAGCCTGATACAACAGACATGATTAGATTTGCTAGAGCAATACTAAGAAAGGCACAAGGTGAGGGTTGACTTGTCCAAGCATGAATTATTCTTATGCGAGTATTTCGGTACTATGCGTAGGAAAAACGCCATGCAGTTTAACTTTGATAGGCAGGTCAGCAAGCAAGACCCTTACGAAATGGATATAGACGGGTTTAAGGGTGAGTATTTGGTAGCCAAGTATTTAAACTTAATGCCCGACTTTTCTATTAATCAAAAGAAAAACCCTGCTGATCTTAAGACTTCAGGCGGCAGGACTATAGATGTTAAATCTACCCGTAATAAAGAAGGTGATGTGTATGTCACCGAATACCACCGCAAAAGTCCCTGTGATTTCTACATCCTAATCGTTTTAGACGATGTTGGGGGCGATATCGTGGGATGGGTGGATAAGGATGAGTTATTTCAGTTTGCAACGCTTATGGGCGGTTCTCACCCTTCCTATCGGTATGACCGTAAACGGCTAAATCCGATTACTCAGTTTTAAGCGTAAACCCTAGTTCCAGTTTTATCAATAATTAAAGACTGTCTGCGAGGATTATCCCCAGCAACACTAGGAACACTAATATGTGTCCAGCGGTCAAATTCTCGAATAAGTTGGTCATATCCTATCCCCGATGCAATTACAGCCTTAACGACTTCATCGGGAGTCATGCTTGGTACACGAATATCTGCCGCACAACCAATCCGATGCTGTGATGTATCTTTTGATCCTACTGCATCATTTACTTGCTTTGAACGAAACGCTGAATTGACCATAATTGGCTTGCCACCTAGTACCGTTTTAACTTCCTCAAGAAAGGCCGCTAAACGCTCTAGGTTGGCTTTTTCAGATTCGTTAGGGGTATTGTCAAACTCACGGTGATCGGTGTGTGTAAGTTCCTCTAGCGTGAAATTAGGACTTAGATTCATTCTTATTCTTCATGTCAATAATTTTCTCAAGAGTTCTGCCGCCAAAGTAAAAGGACATAATCAACATCCCCCATTGGCCTAGCAGTTCTACATATTTTTGGTTTGTGTCAATACCGCCAGCAGACATCATGGCAAATACCACATAAAACACCAAAATAAATATTAGAGTTAAAGGGCGAATGTTTTTAGATAACCAGCTATCACTAGCCATATCCGCTTGTTGGCGTTTGGTAAGTTCTTGTTGCTCTGCAATATCAGCGTTGATTTGGGCTAGTTCGCCATTTTGTTGCATTTCTAGCAGTTTAAGTTTGGCTTGTTCTGCCTGTGCAGGATCAGGAAATACTTTATCTAGTATCTTGCCACCAATGTCAAGTAACGCACCTAATGGAAACATCATTTAATACCCCAAGTTAAGTACCACGCAATAACAGCCGCTAAAGCAAAGCAATACATTTGCACCCGTCTTACGGCTTTTAAGTCGTGCTGGTATTCTTCGTTGTCTTTGCGTTGCATATTCTCAATATCCAGTTTGATTTTAAGGACTGCTTCCCATTCTTTAGCACCATGAGCCTTGATAAACTTGATCTTTAAATTGGCTTCTTCGTCACTTATTTGCTTCTTATGCTTCCAATGCTCTAAAGCCTTGATTAATGCCTTTTCTTTCCTAAACTCCGCTTCTCGCCTTGCCCTTAGTCTTTCTTGGGCTTGTTTGTTAGCAACATCAAGGCCATCTCGCTGTATGTTTT